TATTGGTTGCGGAGGATGGAGTCGCACCACCGACATCCGGATTATGAGTCCGGCGCTCTTCTGCTGAGCTACTCCGCGGTATCTTTAATATTCATACAACACTTATATATGGCTGCCTCGGCTGGGCTCGAACCAGCGACCAATTGATTAACAGTCAACTACTCTACCAACTGAGCTACAAGGCAATAAATTTGAATTCAAATTTAACTAAAGGGGCATTATTCAAATACTGACTATCCTAGTCGAAAATGAAAATGTCGCCGGATAATTTTTGATTAATGCAGTATTATCATGCCATTGGTCTGGAGTAATAAATCCAGGATCAACAAGAGCTCGAATATTCCATCCAAAGTTTAAATATAAACACAAACCAAAAATGTGCTTAGTATAAACATACTGAAATAAACCATGGCCTTTAACTAGAATGTGTCCTGGATTTTGTTCATTACAATATAAATCTCCGGAGTAACTCATTCCCGTTGAACCATCAAAATACTTTACGGCAAAACCACAAAAAGGATTACGCCAAAACCATTGTACTTTTGACCACCAGCATGGATTATGCTTTGCTCTAAATGTTTGGTCACCATCTAAACTATTATCTGGTGTTTGAAACCAATTTAATAAAGTCCACAATCTTGGACCCGATTGCCATACTGTTGCGTTGTTACACCAACCAATTTTAGTGTTGTAGCAAACAGCAATAATAAAAGCCAAGGGAAACGATAGAATTAATCCAATTAAATTAATCGGAACTAAAATTAAAATATAAAAAAGATATATCATTCTGAATTATCCTTATATGATGGAGCGGAGGTCTGCTTTGCTCAGATAATTCGAGAGGGTATCTCAAATCGTACTATTACACTCCGCATAAACTGGAGCGGTGGCTTAGATTCGCACTAAGTGATTAAGTTGGACACCTAATCTGGTTCTATACCCCGACCGCATATTTAATACTATAACATTATCTATACACAATGTCAACACATTATGTGGTATACTTGGTGCCCCTTAACAGAATCGAACTGCTAATCCATGATTACAAATCAAGTGTTATACCATTTAACTAAAGGGGCTTGGTGGGCCGAGAAGGACTTGAACCTTCGACCAAAGGATTATGAGTCCTCTGCTCTAACCAACTGAGCTATCGGCCCTTGGTCCGGCCAAGAAGAATCGAACTTCTATCAATAGCTTAGAAGGCTACTGCACTATCCGTTGTGCTATGGCCAGAATGATTATAATAAAATATTGATACTTTACTATAACCACTCTTTTTAGATTTCTCTAAACGCCTCATAGCTTTGTTACTCTTACGATGGACTCCTGCTTTACGAAACAATGCTAGTTTAACTAGGTAGTTTCGTGATTGAGGAGGTGTTTTCTTTTTCATGTTACTCTCCTTAAAAAATAGGTTTAACATTAGATAGGAAATCCCAATCTTGGAGTTGGTTACCTGTGGGTCTGGTGATATTAAGTGCCGATGCCTCCGGTCACACCTTATCCAATATTAAATCTGGTGGAGCATCTTGGGATCGAACCAAGCGTGCCAGAGGCGCTGAATTTACAGTCCAGTGAATCACCATTGATTCTTCTGCTCCATTATTAAAAATAATTTGTAAGGTGTAGGGGATTCGAACCCCTGTATGTCACCGTGAAAGGGTGATGACTTTGGCCGCTTGTCGAACACCTTACAAATTATTTTCTTCCTTTTTTAAAACCTTCTGGTATATTATCACCATCTTTTATTCTAGTATTAATTTTTCCATTTGTAATCCATATTTGTTTATATGTTCTTTTGTACGCCGGCATTTTTTTACCAATTAAAGATTGTGATATTTTATATTTCATATCATCAGTCATTTTATTAATTGATTTACGATATCTACCAGCACATACTCTATTACAAAATTTGGTTTCTGTTTTTATTTTTCTATCAGTTTCAAACTTTATTGAACAACAATTACAAATATGTGAATATTTTGGTTTATAATCATCATATAATTCATAAAACTTATTTGTGTTATACTTTAATTTTACGTATTCAAATATGTGTTGCAGATCCTCTTTACGCAGTACCTTTACAACATAACCAAAATGTTCAGCAACTTTATTTTTCTTTTCAACTAAATTTTGTTTTTCATATCCTTTAGTTTCTATTATTGTTTTTTTATCTGATAATAAAAAATCAGGATAATACACAACGCCATTGTGTTCTAGCTTACCTGGAAATCTATCAAATTTTATATTGTGGTCTAAGTTAAAAATAACCCAACATAATTCATAAGTACTACCACAATATATTCCTTTGTAGTAACCATGTTTACTTCTACCAGAACCTACTCTATATCCTCCTACGGCCATAAATTTTCCTTGTTTTATAATATTTATAAAAATAGGTGTCCTAACCGATAGACGAATCGTGCAAATAATAAAAAACCCTAGTAAAAACTAGGGTTGTATTTTATATTGGTTGAAATATTATTTCCAACCTAGTCCTTCCGGTTCTATTGCACCATCCGGATTAGCAACATTATCAAATACATCCCATAGTTTTTCTTTTACTGCAAACTTACTAAACAATCCGGTCTCCATACCAAAGGCTTCAATTTCCCATGGCTGGTCCCAATAATCAAGGGTATCAGAATCAATTTTTAAACCTTTCCAACGAGTTAATGTTTCATTGGTTTCACTATACACATATTGTTTGATATGTGTCATTTCGTGGGCTAAGGTTTTCAATATATTTCTAGCACCAATACCCGAATGCAATTCTATTTCAAATTCTCTAGCTTTACGAGAATCATTATAACCAACAATTTCTGCATATCCAAAGGCAGCAATTTTATCAGAAAATTTAATTCTTAGATAAACATTCTCCAAGACTTTCTTAGACATCAATTCTGAAGCGTAAAATAAAGCAGCCCTTCTTACAAACGGGCGGAAACGTTTTTTATCGGGACAACCAACTATACTTAACTGCATTAGGTCTCTCCTTAATAAGTTGACCCAATAAGCACATTTCAATAGGATTATATCACACTTACTATTATTTATCAAGAGTCCAGATTTCACCAGGTGAAATATTGACTACCTCTACGCCACATTTCTCAAGGAAATCAATGCCTTGCGTATCTCGGTACGAGTTTCGGTAATAAACTTTTTTTATTCCTGTGGTATATACTTGCTTGGCACAGTCAATACAAGGTGCATGGGTCAGGAACATTGTGGAACCTTCTCCAGATTCGTTGCCTCTGGCCAACTTAGCGATGGCATTGGCTTCTGCGTGAATCACCTCAGTCTTTGTCCTTAGGCGTCCAACACCACCATCCTCATCCTTGAATATCCATTGGTCCGTTTTGTATTTTTCTGGTATATTACCAACAAAATACTCTTTTTCTTCACATTCATTGGTCCAACCAGCTGGCATACCATTGTATCCAATACTAATGATTCGGTCATCTTTTACCACAATGGCGCCCACCTGCAACCTCTTGGCGGAAGATAACTTGGCGAATCTTTCAGCCACATCCATGTAAGCATCAATAAATTTCTGTTTCATATCTTATTTAAATTCAACCGTTTCAGCAACAGGCATCCATTTTTTTCTCTGTTCGAAAACCCATGTCTTATAATTTTCTGGAGTTTTTAAAGAATCGTACCAATGAATGGATGTTAAAAAATCTTTATATTCTTGTGATGAGGTTGCCTCAGCAAAAATCTTTTTATAATAATCAGAAATTACTTTTGGTGTTGCTTGAGGTAGGACCATACCAACTTCGGCCTCGGTAGTAAGACCTTTAAATTCATCAGTAAGTTTTGGATATGTTGAATTGCCAGTACCTGTAATTCCAACAATTTTTAATCGGTTGTCTTTAGCAAATTCAATGGCCATTGATAATGGTGTTAATCCAAATTCAACATCTTTAGCAACTACAGCTTGCACTACTGGTGCAGGACCATTGTATTGTATTCTTTGTGCATTATTATCTTTATGTTGTTTAACCATATATTCATAAGCCAATACAAATACCGGTGCACCAGTACCAACATTAATTTTTTTACCTTCTGCAAGTGCTCTACCAAAATCTTTAGGTGTGTTAACACTACTATCAGATTTAGCAAACAGAGCAACAGGTGATTGTCCCAAGTTAATTACATATTCCCAATTAACTGGATCAGTTTTAACTTTACCTTTAAACCAAACTGGTGTTCCATAATAAGCACCGGCGCCAGGAGAATATAATGTATATCCATCACTAGCAGCATCAGCAAAATGATTCATGCCAATCAGTTCATAGGCACCAGGTTTTAATTCAATCACAAAATTAACATTATGTTTTTTGTTAATAATTGATATAGCTTTTCTAGTTAACAATTCATTAGCAGAACCAGGACTATAAGCAATAATAATATTAACAGGTTTTCCTGGTGTTGGCTCCCACGCTAAAGCGGTAAAAGAACTCAATGATAATAATAATGCAATAAAATACTTTTTCATTCTTCACTTTTCTTTTTTAAAATTTTTACCAACTTCCATCGTCAATCCATAACCTAATGGTAATGGGAAATAGTTCTAATACCAAAGCGTCTTGTTCCCATGCTTCATTAGTTTGATTATAAGCACAATGAAATCTCCAATGAAATGGATTTAATTTCAAAGTGATATTACAACCAGAATATTTTAGCCAGTTCATTTTACACCTTTGAGTGTATAATTTACAATCTTATCTTTTATCATGGTTGGAATATCCAAATATGGCCACTCCAAATAAAATGGACAATTGGATTCCCACTTATTATTGTGTAAGAAATATTTTACCTTTTTCAAATCCTCTTTACTACTTGGATTGAATGAATGGCGTTGATTGATATTCCAGGTTTCGATTCTATTCACTTGATTAACTCCATGTTGTCTTTTTTAATATAAAAGGTTTGCTGCAATTTCAATCCGGTAGGTTGTTCACGAACCACAGGATAAAATTCCACGCCATCAATGTCTTTGGTTTCCCAATTGGACCAGGTGTAGTATATTTCTGAATTGTGTTTAGAACGGAGTTTTTGAATGTAAGGTTTTTTCATGATATACAAAAGTTGTCAACAGTAATTGCAATTGGTTGATTTAACTTTATTAATTTACTTCCTTCAAATCGTTTCAGTTCAAGATTTTGTTCATGTTTTTTTGTAGAAATAAAAACTCTATCCGTTTCATGTGAATAAGGTAATAGCTTTTTTTCACCATTGGTCGGATAATGCATCCACCTAAAAGGATTTGTTAAACTTAAAGAATTCTCATAACTTTCTTTAATTTGAGCAACGTGTTGAGGATAAAAATAACAACGTGGATGAGTTTTAATATCAAAAAGAACTTCTTCTCCCCACAATGTGTTTGTGGTTAATGCTTTCCTTTTTGATTTAGGTTCAAAATCAATTTCACCAATAAAAAATTTTGAGAATAATTCTTTTTCATAACTGAACCATTCACCTCGAATGTGTAAGTCCTCAAACGTTTTGTGATAATGTGATTCCAAGAAAAGAGCATGGTCTGAATTTTTACATTCGATGTAATGTAGAACCACCAATTCACTAACATTTCCCACCTGCAAGCTGGAAAGTCTAACATCGATATCATCCGCTTTGCCAATTTTTATGGCATTCTTAACAATATCTAATATAAAATAAACGTAACTTTTAATCATAATATAAAGTATAACTCAAAGAAAGGGAGCCGTCAAGGCCCCCTATATTATTTACCGTTTGGGTAGTTTAACTGTTCCCATTCTTCATCTGTAACAGGCCACCAGTTCATTTCTTACTCGAACCGGTATTTACAAATGCATACATCTTTTCTGCGGCAGTTAATACCTCATCAAGACCTGGAAATGTTGGCATACCAACTGTGGTAACGATTTGACCAGTTTTCTCATCACGTTTAGCACTCATTTCCCAACCGGCAAACTTAGAATGGTATTCCTCTGTGATAAGACCTTTGGCCATATCGAGGACTTCTGTGCGGATTTCATATCCGTTTTTGCTGAATTTTACTTCAGGCATTGATGTTGTTTTTAACATTTTGTTTCCTTTAAGTGTGTGTGTGTAAAATGTAAACGCTTTGGGCATCTACAAGTATATTTATAACACAAACCTAGTGAAATGTCAATAGGCTTGTGGTTTCTTACCAATGTTGTATTTCGGAGTTAATTCCCAATCGTGTTTCTCTTTGTGGGAAAGAATCTTAATCTGTGATAGGAATATAGGAGTTGGTGTTTCTGCCTTGTCTTTATTAACAATAGTTACCAAACCCCAATCTTCCAACAATTTCACAATGGCATTCCTACGAGATAAATCATTTTCGGAAATATCTGTTGGTTTACCATCTAATGCAAACATCTCTTTGAAATGTACGATATAATACAAACCTTGCTTATGTAAAATATGGCAAGATTGATAGAGTATTCTATCTTTTTTGGAAGCTACACCGATACGAGTAAGGGTTTCTCTAACTTTTAGAAAATCATCCTTTTCCTTCAATGTAACTTCAACTAAATCCATAATTGAAATCATTACTTGTTCACTCCGCCTTTTGTCGTTTTTGCTTTTATTTCAGCGACTTGTTCATCAGTAAGAATACGGAGAGCTTCTTTGGCTTTTTCATTTGAATAACCAAAATACTGCTTTACACACTCAATATCTTTATCGACCTCTGATTTCTGCCACGGTTGAAATTTCCGTTTCATTGGTCTTATGGTATTTAGAAGATACTGGTATTGCATATCCACATCTAAACTGTTGTTTATGTTCATTTCATTGACATATAACACACAGTCCATGTGATAGGATAAGGCTCGGTTGATAAGAAAGGCT